GACAGAATGGACATGGATTACTCCTCATGGAGATTAACTCACTTTGTCCCAGACGAAGAAGAAGGTGTCGACCCAGAAGATGCTTACACAACTAACTCATTAAGAACATTAGCAGACAAGATAGAAAGTTTTATTTCTGGTTCTGAGCAAGTTGTAAGAGTGCACAATGATGCTGCAGACGAACAGAAACGTGCTGCAAATGACAACTTAGAAAGATTAGTCATTGGAATGCACAGGCAAATAAACAAAAGATTGCAAAGAAAAGGTGAGCCTTTGCTTGTATCCCAGCTTGCTTGGTACTCTACGGTACGAGGTGGTAGGATAGCAGCGAGGTCACTGCTAAGAAAGAAACCAAACGGTGATACTTTTGCAGAGATAAAACCACTAGACCCAAGACATTTAGTTGTCCAGTACGGAGAAGAAGAACCAATCTTTGCAGCTTACAGAATGACTCAAACAAGGTCAGAGATAAGAGACACCTACAAGAATTTTAAATTTTACGATGTAACGCTTGATGATGGTCACGAAGTAGAGTTTGTTTACGACTGTTACGAAAGACAGATTGTAAATGGCGAAGTTAAATACATGAACTATGTAATTATTGATGACCATTACGCCAAGAAACCTGCAGACACTTTTGCAATGATGTTCCCGATATGCACTGTTCCTGTTGGGAGTGTTCCATTACTTGCTACATCTGACACAGGAATGCGACAGATTGATAGCATGGCAGACATTGAAGACCCAATAAAAGACTTCTCAGAATCAATTTTTGCTCCTAACAGGGACATTATTAAGTTTAAAAACAGAGTTTTCTCATACAGGATGGCACTTGCTGCAAGAGCAGTAGACCAAGCCTACAAGGTTTCATCGTTAGACGGAACTAAGGCATTGGAAGACAACCCGTCAAAGAAGGGGTCACAAATAAATGTGTCAACTCAAAACCAAGAAGACGTACAGCCACTACCGTTGTCACAATCACCAAGAGATGCAGACGTATTGCTTGGTGCAATCAATGACGATGAAGTAGACGGTGGATTACCACCACAGGCTTTTGGAATATTGCAAGCACCGATATCTGGTTATGCGATGAGACAGCTTGGAACTAACATAGAACAGAAAGTTATTCCAAGACTTACAGCAGTTCAGAACTTACTTGAGATGTCTTTTGAACATTTGATTATGATGTACGAAACTAAATCGTACAAGGCGTTAAATGTATCGGGTAAAACATACGCAAAGATGCCTTTTGATGGACCGATAAAACCAGATGACATAAAAAACCACGGTGATTTAACATTTACTTTACTGCCTGCATTACCAGAAGATGATATGCAAAGATATTCTATTGCACAGATGGCAACTCAACCTACAGCAACTGGTGAGTCGCTTGTGTCAATGGACTTTGCAAGAGATAGAATCCTAAGAATGCAAGATGCAGATTTAGAAAGACAAAGAATATACGAACAGATTGCAAGAACATCGACACCGATTATGCAGTTAGTTCAGCTTTACACTGCAGCAATGAAGAGTGGTGATGAGCAAATGGCTCAACATTACTTGCAAGAAATTAAAATTGCTGAAGAACAAAAACAGATGCAGGAACTTGCACAACGTATGGCATTTATGCAACAATATGGACAGATGCAGCAACCAATGGCACCCCCTCAGCCGGGAGCCCCTACATCGAATGGAGTAAGACCAGAGGTCATGCCTAATGCAGCCATGGGAGGTATACCGAATACTCCATCACCTAACCAAGGCAATAACACGGCAGCACCCAGACCCGGAGCCCAAAGTGAAAGAACTCAATTACTTAGAAGTATAGGATTAGAAGAAGAATGAGAACGTATAGAGTTGTAATAAAAGGTGTAACATACTATGTAAATGCTACATCACCAGAAGATGCTGAATCAAAGGCTAGAAGGTCAAGATTTGGTGCTACTATGTTACCTGATGACACAGCTTCAGTTACAGAAAGTAGTATTCCAGAAGGAGTAAGCGATTTAAATATAATCAATGAGACTACTTCTCCACAACTTTACGGAGGATTAGGACCAGCACCACCTACAGGTACAGTAAATCCTGCACCACTTGACCCAGCAGATGAATCAAGTTTTTTTGCTCAATTTTTACCTGATTTTACACAACCATTTACACAAGCTAGACAAGCTATTGGTAGAGCCCTGCCAAATATTAATATATCAGGAGGGTTAGGTAGGTCATTAGCAAACACATTAGCAAATCCTACAATATCAAACTTTTTAGCAAGAACAGCACTTGACCAGCCAGAAAGGGCAAGATTAAGTTTTACAGGAAACCCTTTTGCTCAGTCAGCAACTACATTCAGTGATTTAGTTTCTGCAGCAAGACAACCGGGAAGTATCGGTGATAATGAGTTTTTACGAAACTTAGTTAATCCTGTTGCAACAGAAGGTCAAGGAGTAAGCAGAAATCAATTTGCACAACAAGCAGCAAACTTAGCAAGGTCAGCAGCAAGAGATAGATACGGCTCTTTGTTTGCAAACGCATTTGTTCCACAAACAGCAGCCGTTTTGCAGCAATTTGAAGAAAGCCCACAATTCGGAACTGATGCTGGTTTCTTGCCATTCTTACAACAAAGATTTGGTTTGACATAAAGGAGGCACGACATGGTAATGGGTCCAGATTTCTCTGCACGAAATATATTTTCATCTACGTTAGAGGATACTGATTTAGGTAGGCAAGCCTTACTTCAATCTTTTTTGCCTGAAGCACAAGGTTTTAATCAAAGAAACTTTTTTAGAAACCTTTACAAACCTGTATTTACTGACTACTTAGGTGCATACGGAAGAGCAGGTAGAATGGGCGAAACACCTCCAACTTTTCAACAATACATAAGTGGTCTTGACTTCCAAGATATGTTTAGAAACCAACCTGCAGCCCGAACAGGAATGGGTGACAGAGGAATTACATCTGGTGGTAGATTCTTTTTTGGAAGGTAAAAGTGACATTTCAAAACTTTCAACAAGAAGACGAGTATCTAAATAGAGTTGCAAAAGAGGCTATTGGTCCAGATGTAAAAGTAAAAGATTCCGGATTATTTAGACAATTTATTAATTTTGTTGGCGATACTTATGGTTCTTTTACAGGAGGAATCACCCGGCAAAACCAACCTTTAGATGATGGTTCTAAAGAATTTATTGGTCCGGGTGGATACATTGACCCACAAGTTACAGGGGAAAGATTTACTGATATTGGAGAAGGTGTGCTTGCTTTATTATCAAGAGGAACATTGGGTGATGCAAGTGGTTTATTTCAAGGTCCAATAGATGTTCAGGATGCAAGAGATTTTGGTGCTAAGTTTGGTACTGAAATACCAGAGGCTATACCTTTTGTTGGTGGGCAAACACCGGCAGAACTTGCATTTGGAACTGGAGCAAGTCTACTAAATTTACCAGACATAGCATTAACTTTAGGAACTGCAGGACTAGGACCAACTGTCCTTAAGGGTCTTGGCACAGGTTTAGGTAGCAGAGTGGCAAGAACATTTTTAGAACCTGTTGCAAGTGGACCTTTTGGAAGAAGATTAGCAGCAGAAACTGCAATTCAAGCACCAACAATGGCAACAATATCAGGTACAGAACAAAGACAACTAGAAGGTATTGCACAACCATTTGAAAATACATTTACTGCTTTAGCAGCAGGTGCTTTACCAACTGCAGGAGGTGTTGCTGCACTTGGTAGACGTAATTTAAATCCTAGAGTTTTTCCTGAACCCCCAGTTGAAGCACCAAGTGTTTTAAGGCAACAACAATTAGAAGGTGAACCAAGAGAACAATTTTTAAGAGAAAGTTTATTTCCTGACTTTACAACTGCACCAAGTGCACAAACTCGACAAATATTTATATCGCCAAATGTTGAAGGCACAACAAGGCAACCTGCAACAAGATTATTTCCACAACAATTTGTAGACCAAAGTAATCAGTTAAAAACAACACTTGAAAATGAAGGTGCTACAGCAAGAAACGAAGTATATACGAAATTGTCAGCACTAAATGCAAATGCTGCACAATTCTTAAGTGAGCAAAATAGAAACTTACAAAACTTAGAACTAGGTTACTCTCCTGCAAATTTCAGAATGTCTATTGGTAGTTATTTTGGCACACCAGAACCAAGTATAAGAACAACAATTGATAACCCAGCAAACTCTGAATTGTCTGTTGCAAGAATAGTTGACATAGGTGACAAAGACCTTAAACAAGATGCAATAATTATTGTTGATAATATAACTTCATCAGAATTACAACCAAGAAGAGTAACAGACAGACTTGGCACAATAAGATTTTCAGAAAGAGATAATTTAAGAAATCTTACTTTTGGTGAAACAATTGAGCCCGGTGTCACAAGAGATATAGCTTTTAGAATAAACTTTTCAGGCAGATTAAATGATGAAGATATTGCAGCAATTGATGCTTTAGCAAGACAGTTTGAATTGCCCGGATTTAGTGTCGGTGCAAACTATCAAAGTATTGACTACAACACTTTAAGAGCATATAATCCAGACTATATTAATGAAATAAGAAAATTGGAGGAATTTGGACAAGAAATCAATAACTACTTTCGGAGACTTGGAAGACCTATTCTTGGAACTGAGGAATTCTCGCCGACAAAAGCAAGGCTTATCTCCAGAGAACCGTCAGATTTTAGTCAGTCGTACACCGAGTACAGAAATAACAATGCTAACAGGCTTGAGCAAATCCTCGAAAGCCAAGGAATCAAACAAGGACTAAATCAAGACGGCTCAATAGACTTTGAAGCCATTAGACTTGCACGACCACAAACCCCTGAACAATTAGCACAACCAATTGATTTGGGTGCATTTGGGCAAAATCAAAGAAAATTAATCGTTGGTGGTGATGGCACGGATATTCCTGAAGATATATTTAAGAACCTACCAAAGAATCTTATTGATGATAAAGAATTTGTATTTAGACTTCAATATGTTACTGATGCAGAAAAAGAATTCTTACGACCATTCTTAGATAGAGCAAATGCTCGTGCAAGAAGAGGTGAGGCAAGAGTTCTTACTGAAAGTGAGATTGCTTTTGTTAAAAGAAGATTCTTAGCAAGAACAAACGGCAGGATTAACGAAGACTTTAGACCATGGGAAACTGGCAACGTACAGCCCGAAAGAAGAGTGACACCACAAGAAATTGGTAACTTCTTACAAGATGTTGCAATGTTTATACCAAACACAATTGCTAGAACTAGATTTCTTGAGTCATTTGTAAAACTAGCAGACAGAGTTCCTAAACTTACTGACATAGATATTAAAAGATTAAGAAGGTTCTTTGGTAAAGACAATAAAATGGTTGATGGTGCAGAACAAATAGTAAATGACCCACGAGCAGCAAAACCAAAGATAGATAAAGGTCTATGGAATAACTCAGTGTTTCTTGCAAAAGCAATTAGAGGTACATTAGATTTTGGTGCAGTGCTAAGACAAAATGCAATATTTACTGTATCAAGACCATTTACTACTGCTAAGTCTTTTGGGCAAGCACTTAAATCAGCTTTGAGTGACGATGCAGTTTTAAGAAACGAACAGTTATTAGAACAAGACCCGAAGTACAGGACTCTAGTTCAGTATGGTATGCGTTGGAATAAGACTGGTCAAGACATTGCATCTGATAGAAGAGCAGAAGCATTTATGTCAGACTTTATTGAAAAGTTACCAAAGGCATCAATTATTGGACCTATACTAAGAGCATCTTCAAGATTTCACACACATTTTTTAAACAACGTTAGGTTTAATGTAGCAAAAACATTAGTGCCTGATGAATTAATTGCAAAGACAAAATCACAAGGTGAATTAGAAGATTTGTATACTCAAGTTGCAGGATTTGTAAATATCTTTACTGGTGAGGCTGATTTAAAAACAATACCAATAGCAGGTAAAAAGAAAGTTATACGAGACATAATGTATCAAACAATGTGGGCACCAAGGCTTTGGTGGTCAAGAATTTACTTACCTTTTTATATTATGAAAAATCCAATTATAAGAAATAAAGCAGCATTTGATTTAGCAAAATTTATTGGTGTTGGTGGAGGTATATTAACACTTGCAAACATGGACCCAGATATAAGAGTCAATTTTCGTAAAGGTGAAATAGCATTTAAAGACGGAACTAAATTAAAAATATGGGGTGGATTTGAACAAGCAATAAATGCTGTTTTTGATTTGGTAAGAGATTATAAAACAAGTAGCACTGGTACTTTTTATAAAGTTGGCGACCCGGGTAATATTGCAAATAGATGGTGGCAACAAACAAAACAATACTTTAGAGGTAAAGCAAATCCTGTAGTAGGAGAATTGTGGGACCATGTATCTGGAACAGATTTTTTTGGTGGTGATACTTTTGACAGATACGATGTTGCAAACTGGAAATCATTTGGTTCAAAAAACCCTGCAATACAATCATTGGCACCATTAGTTATTGCTGAGATAGTTGAACTTGTTGAAAACACAGATGACCCATATATGATTGGGACAGGTGCAGCAGGTGCAATGTTTGGAATTAATGTTAACTCATACAGAAACAAGGAAGATACAGCGTTAAATATTTACAATAAAAGATTTGTTGAGTTAGAACCGTTTGAACAAAGAGTTACAAATTTACATTATTATGCAGAAGATACAACAAGAGAGGTTCCTCCAAGTTATGAATCTTTAAGTCTTATGCAAACAAAAATAAATGCAATTTATGACACTTACAAAAATAATAGTGACAGAATTAGAGCATACTATGATGCAAAAGCAGAGTCATCTAAAGAAAGAAGAGCAACTGCTGAACAAGAAGGTTTTGATTATGACGACCCTTTTTACAAAAATCAAATAAGGTTTTCAGGTTCTGATAAAGAAAGAGCAGCACTTGAAGCCTATTACCAATTAATGGAGCAGGCAACTACAGAAGATGGATTGTTTTTGTATGATGATTTTAACAAAGCAAGAGATAGATTCTTAAAAGAATTAACAGTACCAGAAAGAGCATACATATCACGAAATACTAATTATCATGCTGAAACAATACCTCAAGAATTATTTAGAATATTACCTAGAAATGAAAAAAGAAAACTATTAGATTCAATCAATGAACGTGCAAAATTAGACAGATTAACCTTGCAACCAATTGACCAACAAATAAAAGATAGTTTTGAATCTCTGGCAGATAAGATTGAAAGCCAAGAAGATTAGATATACAATGTAACCAAAATTAAATATTTTAGGAGTTGTAATGGTAACAGACAAACAACCTGAGAATTCAACATCTCCTGACTCGCAGCCAGAACTTTCTGAGCCTGCTGAATCTACTTCAGGAATTGTAGACAA